GGGCGGCGCGCACTGCGTCCATCCAGTCCATGTCGGTGGGCAGCACAAAGGCGGCTGCCGTCCAGTTCTGGCCGGCGTTGTCGCGGGCCGCCATGAGGTTGAGTTTCAGTGGGGTATCCACGCTGCCAAGCGCGGTATCAAAATCGGTCTGGGCGTTGATGCTGAGCAGCTTGCCGGTGTTGGTGGCGCCGCTGCCGATGAAGAGGAAATGGCGCTCAATCTCGGCGGTTTCGCCCTGCATCTGGTTGAGGTTGTTGACCTCGACAAAGGGAACGGTCATAGGGACTCCTGTTAATCGTGGGCAATGCTCACGGTGATATCGGCCTCGGTTGCCACCCACACTTCATAGGGGCCGACGTTCCAGCGCTGGCCTTGCCAGTTAAGCCGGCCATCGGGGTCGGCAACCACGGTCAGCGGCTCACGAAACGGCAGCGAGATCTCCATGTCCGCCACCTGCTCATCGATGGGGGTGACGGTGTAAGTCGGATCGTCCAGCCCCTGCTCGTCGCGGGTGTCGTCGTGTTCCTGCACCCAGGTGGCCACGGCGGCCAGCAGCAGCTGGGGCGGAAACTGGCGAAACGGCAGCTCTTCGATGGAGAACACTGCGGTGTAGCTCGCATAGCCGACCACCGTGCCGCCAGGGCCCTGGTCCTTGGGGGACAGCTCAATGGTGCCGCTCTCCATCCAGCTATCGAGCTGGGCGTGCAGCTTGGCCGGCAAGATGCGGTGGAGCTCGCGGTGCAGGGCGGCCAGCCAGCCCTCGGGTGGTGCAAGGGGGACGCTCATATCAGATCCGCCCAAGCACGGCGTTTGCCCTTGATGGCCCGGATCAGCCGCTGGCTCTCGGCCAGCAACTGGGTGCGGGCATCAGGGGCACGCTCGGCCAGGTCTTTGCCGGCGGCCCGTTCGGTGACGGTGGCGAACTCGGGCAATAGCTGCGCCTTGGCCCGGGCGAACACGGCGCACAAGTAGAGCTCCGTCAGGCCATTGTTGCCGCCCTCGATCCCCGGGTAACCCGGCACAGTAGCGGCACTGGCATGGCCCAGCGCTTGCTGGGTGGCCTGGTAGGCGCTCAGCTGACCGTTTATCTCGGTCACGGCACTGAGCAGAGCGGCCGCAATGGCGCCGTTGTCCTGCTCGGCCGGGGTCGCGCGGTGCTGTTCAAAGTCGGCGGCGGCCACGTCCGGCCAAAAGCCGTCATTGCTGATCACCGTGTCGCTGTAAGTGATGTCGCGTCCTGAAAACATGCCAAGCCTCGTTGTTGGGGCTCCCCTGTGGCCACGGAATGGCTGGCGCAACCAGACACTGGTCGCAAGCCTCCCCGCCGGGGAGCGGTGGCTGGGAGTCGTTATGCGCTGAGCGCCCGCAATCGCATCGTGATTTTTTGGCGCAGCGTCTCGACACCGATTTTCTTGTGGTAGGCGTGCGCCTGCGCCAGCAGCGCGTCGGCCGCCTCCAGGGTGGCGCGATCCCCGACCGCACTGGGGCGGGGTTTGCCACTGTCATCACGTAGCAGCAGGCAACCTGCCAGCTTGTACCACTTGGCCGACGCCTGCTCGTTGAGGCGCCACTGGTGCTTGACCAGTACGAATACCCGAGAGAACCAGGGATTAACGGCATGTCCCAGGGCGGCCTCTTCCTCGGCCCAGGCCAGCACGGTGTCGGCGGTAAAGTGGGCCCAGTCGCGCTTGATGCCGGCCGGGCGTTTCTGTCCCTGGGCAATGGCGAGCTCTGCCCAGGTGATGCCGGTTTCAAAGTCCCCGACATCGAACAACCAGACGATGAGGCGCTGGAACAGCTCGTTTTGATGGGCGCTGCCACCGGCGGCGACCCGTTCCAGGTAGCGCTCGACATAGGGGCGATACTTGGGGATAAGCTCGGTGCGCTTCATGGCCACCTTGTCACCAATGCGCGCGAGTGCCTTGAGCCGCCTCATGTCCTGTTCCAGGGCGATGAGCTGCAAGTGCAAGCTGTCCGCCATGGCGCCTGTGGCGACACCGGACGCGGCGGCTTTCTCGGCCGCCTTGATGGCCGCGACACGCTGTTTGTGCCTGAGCGCCGGGGAAAGCATGCCGTTTACTCTCCAGGCGCCGGCGGCGTCTCAGGACGCGGCCCGATCTCGATGTCGGCGGGTTCATAGCCGGCAAACGCCTCGTACTCGGGGATCCCGTAGCCTTCCATCCGCCAGTACTGGTTATCAAAGCTCAGGGTGTCCTGGTTGTTCTTGGCACTGCGTTGACGGGTACCGCGCTGGGTGTAGATGTGCAGGTTTTCAAGCAAGGTCACCACCATGCCGGTGGCCGGGAAGAACGGCGGCACGTAGGCGGTGCGTCCGGCAATGGAGTTGGCCAGCTCCTGCGCGGCGCGCTGCTCGCTCGGCTTGGTGGCTTCGCTGTAGAGGCGATGTTGGGCGGCGGCCATCAGCTCGGCACCGCACAGCACCACCAGGCGCTTGTCGGTACGAAATGCCGGGTGGATGGTCGAGTTGATGAGGTCGGAGGCCATGGCATCCAGGGTGGCAAAATCCCCGGCGCCGTCCGGATCGAAATAGAGCTTGTCGCCGGCGTCGGCGGTGACAATCTGGCTGCCGCCGTTCCACTCGCGGGCAAGCTGGATCCAGCCTTTGTTGATGTCTTCGCCAAGCGGGTTAGCCACCGGATCGGTGGTCTCGGCGGCGGTGATACCGTTCCAGCCGGTGCGCAGCATGTCCAGGCCAAAGGCCTTGGTGACAAACTCATTCATGCGGCGGACAAATTCGCCTTCGCTGCCGGCGTTGGCCCAGGTACACAGCGTGGCCCAGTCGAGTGAGGCGCACGAGTCGGTCGACACCAGCTCGTAGGTGTTGCCATCAACCCCCAGCGACTTTTTGAAACGCCCGCCCTTGGTGCGGCCGGTATAGATCCCGCCGATCCCGGTTTGCACGGTCTGGCCTTTGACCTGCTCGACGTCATGCACGCCGATGAGTTTCAGGAAGGCATCGGATTCGAGCAGCGCATCACGAAACAGGGTTTCTACCGGATCGGTGATGCTGAACAGCTCACCCTGGGCGAAGTCGGGCACGTTAAAGGTGGCACCCAGGGTGGCAAAGTATTTGGTGATGCGCTCACGGGCACGCGGGGTAAGGGCTACGGGGGTCATGTTGATTCCTTAAAATGCCTTGAGTTGTTCGTCTTTGCCGCCGAGGGGATCCGGGCGCTGGTTCGGGGCTTCCTGGGAGAAGGTTTCAATCTTCTCGCTCAAGGCTTCAAACTTCTGCTCGATCCCTGTCAGGGCATCGGTGAAGGCCTTGAACTGCTTGGCGTTCTGGTCGTCGGTGTCCTTGTTCGCATCGACATTGGCGGGGTCTTCCTTGGCCGGTACCGATCCTTGCGATGCGCCCAGGGCATCGAGCTTGGCGCTAAAGGAGTCGAACTTGTCGCCAATGCCTTTCAAGGTGGCGTTCAGGGCGGTGAATTGTTCGTCTTTCATGTCGTCGTCTTCCTCATCGGTGACGGTGTGGGGTTCCTGCCGCGTGGGCGCCGGGGCACCGCCGTGATTGGCAAGGAAGCGGAAAAATTGTTGGGCCAGCCCCACGGGTTCGTGTGCCGGGTTGGAGTCATCCAAGGTGAGGCCGGACAAGTCGAGGGGCTGGCTTTGGCCCACCAGGGGGCGGTCTTGCGCGGCCGAAAAGCGCAGCATGGTGGTGCCAGTGCTGGCGGGTTGGTCAGTGACCCCAAGGCCTGTCAGGTAGGTGCGCCCGGTGCCGGTGAAATTGGGCTTGGGTTCGATGGAGCAGAATTTGTATTGCCCGCGTGAGTTTTGGTACATGAGGTCGCGCGTGGGGGCCAGCACGGCAAACAGCGTCTCTTTGCCGTCAAGCTGCTCGTGCTTGAGCTCGATGACGTTGCCCATGTTGTCACCCCAACGAAAATGCTCCGGCCAGAGCTGGGCGCAATAAACGTCCTTGTCGTAGGTCTCGGCCATGTCGACGATCCATTGGGCGGAGATCTGGCGGCCGTCGACGGTTTCGCCTTCGGTGGCGATAACGACCCAGCCAGTGCGCAGGGATGAATCAACAGGGGTAGACATGGGCGGGGCTCTCTCACGGCGTAACAAGTTGCCGCCAGCGTAGCGAGGCCGGTGCGGCGCTGCATGCGGTTACGTTCGGAGGATTTCGGATATCACCCACTATCCGAAAATATCCGAATGCAGGCGCAAGAGGTGGGGGGCGAGGGGCCTATATCATGCCCTCAAACCCGTATCGAGGATCCTCCCCACCTATGGCCTATACCGAAGAGACCCGCGCCGCGGCCAAGATGTTGTACTTGCGCCGTCACACGCCCCAGGAGATCAAAGAAGAGCTGGGGCTGGGCAGTGTGCGGGTGGTCTATCTATGGGCCGAAAAGTATGGTTGGACGGCGCAGCTCAGCGAGGAAGCAATCGAGGATGTGATCGAGCGCCGGTACAAGGCGCTGGCTGAAAAGTCCCACAAGACTCAGGCCGATCTGGATGAGCTGAACCGGCTGATCGATCATTATGTGTTGCTGCGGGAAAAATCCCTTTCCTGGGCCGAGCGGGAAGCGGCCATCAAGGCGCAGGCCGCTGGCGATGTTGACAGCTCTGCGCCATCAGCGAGAGGCCCGCGCGCCCGCCGGGGGGAGAAAGGCGCCAAGAAGGGGGGCGGCAAGCAGCGCAAGAACGACATCAGCCAGCTGGTGCCGGAAGATTTCGACGATTGGTTGGCGACCCTGTTTGGTTACCAACTGCGGGTGCGTGAGGCCAAGAACGACCCGGCCATCCCCCGCACCCGCAATATCCTCAAATCCCGCCAGGTGGGGATGACCTATTATTTTGCCGGCGAGGCATTCGAGGATGCGGTGTTCAGTGGGGAGAATCAGATCTTCCTGTCGGCCACCAAGGCGCAAGCCGAGATTTTCCGCTCCTACATCATCAAGATTGCCTGGCGGTTCCTGGGGGTTGAGCTCAGCGGTAACCCCATCGTGTTGTCCAACGGCGCCGAGCTACACTTTCTTTCCACGTCCGCCGCGTCGGCGCAGTCGCGCAATGGCCACGTCTACATTGACGAGTATTTCTGGATCCGGGGCTTTGAGACCGTCACCGATGTGGCATCGGCATGCGCCACCCACAAGCACTTGCGCCGGACCTGGTTCTCTACTCCGTCGAGCAAGGCCCACGGTGGTTACCGGTTTTGGACGGGGGAGCGCTGGAAGGGCACCAAGCCAAGCCGGCAGGCGCTCGATTTTCCCGATGTGGAGGCGCTGCGCGATGGCGGGCGGGTGTGCCCAGATAACCAGTGGCGCTACATCATCACCCTGGAGGATGCGATTGCGCTTGGCTGCAACCTCATCGACATCGAGGAGCTGCGCGACGAATACCCTGAGGAGGTGTTTGACCGGCTTTACATGTGCATGTTCATTGACGATGAATTGTCGGTGTTCAAGTTCCAGCACATGGAGCGGGCGGCGGTGGATATCAGCGCCTGGACTGACTTTGATGATAATGCGGTGCAGCCGTTCGGGCGGCGCGAGGTGTGGCTGGGTTATGACCCGAGTCGCACCCGCGACAATGCTTGCCTGGTGGTGGTGGCGCCTCCCCTGTTTGAGGGGGAACGGTTTCGGGTGCTCAAGAAGGTCTATTGGCGCGGCATGAACTTTCGATGGCAGGCCCAGGAGATCGAGAAGATCGCCAAGCAGTACCACGTCACGCACCTGGGGGTTGATGTCTCGGGGCTGGGCAAGGGGGTCTATGACCTGCTGCAACCGGTCTTCAAGAGCGTCATTACCCCGATCAATTACAGCCTGGAGAGTAAAACCGCCCTGGTGCTCAAAATGGTGGATGTGGTTGAGTCAGACCGGATCCACTGGGACGAAACCGAGCGGGACATCGCCCTGGCCTTTATGACCATCAAACGCAGCACCACCGGCGGCGGCCAGGTAACGTATCGCGCCTCGCGCGATTCACTGACCGGACACGCCGATGTGTTCTTCGCACTTTCTCACGCCATTTCCCATGAACCGTTGGACACCAGCCGGCGGCGCAAATCCACCTGGGCAATGAGCCATGATACTGACTTACCGAGGGCAGCATGAGCCGCAAACAACGACCACCCCAAGCAGGTAAAACCGGGCAGAGTTCCCCCCATGAGACCCCGCCTATCGTGACGTTCTCCCTGCCAGAGGCCGTCGATAGCAACAGCTGGATGACGGAATATTGCGATGTGCTCTATAGCCCCTACAGCGAATATTATGTGCCGCCCATCGATCGGATGGGGCTCGCCAAGATAGCCCGGGCCAACAGCTACCACGGTGCCATCCTGATGGCGCGGCGTAACATGATTGCCGGGCGCTTTGACAGCAAAAGCGACGTATCACGGCCGACCGTGCAAGCCTTTGTGCATAACCTCTTGCAGTTCGGGGATGCAGGCATGCTCAAGTTGCGCAATGGCTTTGGCAAAGTGATAGGGCTTTATCCCTTGTCGAGTATCTACTTGCGCCGCTGCCCGGATGGCAGCTTCTTGATGCTCCAGCGCGATGGTCAGCACAAGCGGTACCGGCAGGAGGACATCATCTGGCTGGCACAATATGATCCCGTGCAGCAGATTTATGGCCAGCCCGATTACCTGGGGGGCCTGCAATCGGCTTTACTCAATAACGATGCCACCATGTTCCGGCGCCGGTACTTCCTCAACGGTGCCCACATGGGATTCATTTTCTACGCGACCGACCCGAACCTGGACGATGACCAGGAACAAGAGCTGAAAAAGAAGATTGCCGGCGCCAAAGGGGTGGGGAACTTTCGCTCGATGTTCATCAATATTCCCGGGGGCGATCCGAACGGGGTGAAGCTTATTCCGGTGGGAGACATTGCCACCAAGGATGAGTTTTCTGCCATCAAGTCCATTACTGCCCAGGATGTGCTGACATCGCACCGGTTTCCGGCGGTGCTGGCCAGTATTATCCCGACCAACGGCGGGGGTGGGCTTGGCGACCCGGAGAAGTACGATCGGACGTATGCACGAAACGAAACGCTGCCCATGTGCGAGTTTGTGGCGGATGCCATCAACAAGAGCGGGATCCCTCAAAACCTCTGGGTCAGCTACGATGATACGTTGCCGGCGTAACGATGAATAATAGCGCTATCAGTGCTATCCTATTGCTGAATATTTCGACGTAATAGGGGGCGCTGATGCGTGTTTTTTGTCGGGAATGCGGGGAACGTGGGCGCATTACCAAGACTCATCGCCTGAGCTGCGATACGGCGGATCTTTACTGCCAGTGCACCGATGCCGAGTGTGGCCACTGCTGGGTGATGCAGATGTCATACAGCCGGCAGTTGAGTCCATCGGCCAAGACCACGACGCAACTTGCGTTGCAATTACTG